GTGTATTCTTTTGGGTCTGTAAAATAAAATGTATCATTGCCATTGGTATACCAGTTGGGTTCGTAGTGCCCGCCGTGGTAGAGATTTTCCATGCACCAAGTTAAAATTTCTAACCAAGGTGCTCGACCGTTATACTGCCACAGATATACTTTTGACGTGCTTACAGGCCCCACGGAACCGGAATCCTGAACAACTACACTGGAAATTTCCACCACTCTCTGTGACTTTGTATTCATCGCCTTTGCTACCTTTTACAATCCAGAAACGGCCTTCGGGTTCTGGTTCTTTGAGTGCTGTTTTAAACTGCACAGGGTTAACCACAAACTTACGCCCACGAGTGTCAATCTTGATTGGGTTCTTGAATGTTTTAATTTCGCCTGTGCCTCGGGGCTTGAACGCATACATTTTGGTCTTGCTGTCATCCAGCAAGTAGATGCCGTTGGGAACAGAGTCCCGGTAGTCAGTTGTTTCAGCAAACCATTTCATTTCAGCACCATCATAAAATACACAATGTTCACACCCACAAACACACCCAACACAAAACAGTGAATGTAATGGATGTATTTCATTTTGCCATGATCCTTGCTAACACCGCACGAGCCTCAGTGAGGTCCACAATTTCTTCTTCAACAGGCCAAGACTCATACACTTGAGTCCAGACAATTTGATATAGTTCTTTGCGCATTATGCAGCCTCCAACATGTTTGCGGGCACACGCCACACAGAAGTAAAAACGGAGTTGGGTCGTTGTTCGTTGACCAAAATGTATTTGATGTTGATCTTTTTAACAGTGCCATAAGTGATGCCACCTGTGCGACTGTTGCGGAACTTTACTGCGGCACCCACTGAGAATTCACGCTTCTTTTGTTGGGTGAGTTGAGCACGAGCATAGCGAATTGCATCACCAATTGAGTTCAGTTGCTCGTTGGTAAAGTTGCCAAACATGATTGCAGAGTTGATGTCTTTGACGTCCATTTAGGGCTCCTGTTTTGTTACGCTATGTCAATATTATAGCAAATCGGTAAATTCTGGTCAACCTGGAAAAAGTAATACTCAAGTATTACCTTACAACTTTGTAAGAATTCTGTGTCCAAAACACCCCATGATGCAGGGTGTCCACACGCTTTTCGTGAGCACCGCTCATTTCAACACAGGTGGAAATCCCTTTGGGACCATAACTGTATTTTGAGCAGTATGAGTAATAGGAAAAGTAGGGCTCGCTAACCACTTCGTCAGTGCCTGTGCAATCGTTGATCACAGCAGTGACAATAAACACTACCAAAAGTGTAAATGATACTACCCAACATGCTTTTTCTGTTTTGTTCATGCTATTATTATAGCCGAAACGGGAATTTTGGTCAACCGGGAGAAAGTAATACTAAAGTGCTATATTTTTTTGTGCTTGTGCATAGCTATCAAAATGAGCTTGATTATACAGTAATTTCTCTTGTAACTGTTGAAATTTCATCTTCCAGTAATTTTGTGGTTGGTCGCACAAAATTCTCAAGAAGTTAACAACATTATAGGACTCAGTCAAATCTAAGTCGGTTATGTCTCCAAAGTCATTTATGTAAGGTTCAAACCCTCGACTGCGTATGCACTCTACACCCCCATTGGGTGCGTATATTAAAAATGGACGTAGACCCAAAATAGGTTTAAAAGTTTTTTCACTGATAAAATTACTAGGTTCTATGTCCCAGATAGTTTCTGTGACAATGTTAACAAAATGTCTTTGCCAGTTATTAATATTACCTAAACTAACAATGTCATTGGTAATGCCGTGTTGTTCGGTTCCACCATTGGGTGCAATATCCTGCCCTGCAGAATCCTCTGCTAGCAATCTTAAGGGCACAGGGTCTCCTCCCATGCTGACAAATCCGCGATCTAGTAGCCCGGCATCTTCAAGCCCCTGATAAAGTCTTAATCGATGTTGATGTGGCTTACGGTTTAAACACATGTAAGCAGTGTCTATTTTATCAGAAGTAGTTAACAAACTTTGATCCACTGGTTGATAAAAGTGTTCCACAAACAATGCACAGTAATCAATATAACCAGGCCCTGGATAATAGCCTACTCCAACAACTTCGCAATTAAATTCATCAAACCAATCAAGTTCAACTATAGGCGGATCTAGTAGCGCAACAACAAAAATATGTGTAGGCTGTATTTTTCTTAGTTCGGTAACAACCTGTTGGTGATAATCCCCGGTATACCACACACTGTTGATTATCACTGTTCTGCTATCATCGGTGTAATATTTTGACAAAAAGTTTTTTACAATTTTTTGCTCTAGTTTTTTCATGGGCCAATTTGTACCCCAACCTATGTCATACTCCTTTAAAATCACGAATCATTTTCCTTACTATTTGTCTGTTATGCTGTGTAATTTTCACACATTGATTGATAATTTCTGCCCAGTGGTTTGACGGCAATGAAATCAAAGATTCAACCAGAGTTGATATTGCTTGCCATCTAGCAGTTCCTTCTAATTGGTCATAGCTCTCGTCCCAGAGATTGCCAAATGTTTGAAATCCGCGTTGTTGTAAATTACCAAGATAATTCTGCGGTCCGTAAATTATAAATGGTCGATTGCCTACCATTGGCCTGATAGTTTTTTCTGTAGGGAAAAACGTATCTCCTAGTGTGTAAGTTTCGCACACTAACTCGATATTAAATCTCGGGTAATGTTGCATTAAACTACGGGCCATTTCAGCTGAACTAATTTCCGGAGTACGATACTGATCTTGAATTACGTGATTATCAATGCTTGTAATGTTACAATTACTGAGCCAAGTTCGTGCGTATTCCACATCGTCAAACCAATCTTGCATTTGTTCAACTACCACCGAACCTGCAGGGAATTTCTCTCCCCAGGGGTCGCCGTGTAGGCTTGCCATTTTACTTAACAAAAAGTGGTCTTTCCAATTAACTGCAACATCATGCAGTATACGATTTCTGCTTATACAGCTCCGGCCCAAAAATAATCCAAATCGAAATTCTGCAGGAACAATATTAGGAATCTCGTCAGTCCAATAATGCCAACTCATGGGAAAGAAATGACTGCTAGAATTACAATAAACACGACGATATGGGACTTGTTCTATGCTGTTGGACCATTTAGTAATCGATACCTGCAATTCGTACTGATCTAATAGATCAACTATTCCTAGTTTGCGCAGGCTGGGCCCCTCGGAGCAAAGATCCAACATGATATGTTGCCCCGGGGATAGTTGATCTAATGTGTCTTTTACAGAAGATCTGTTGTTCCAAAGATCTCCTGACACTTGTATAGGTATTGTAATCATAAGTGATAAGTATATATTACTATGCGCGACTTACTCAACATTCTTGACAAAATAACCCTTACTGAGGGTGTAGGCCTTACCAATCGTAAACCTGGTGAAAAATTTAAAAATCACGTGGATGATATTGTAACTTATCAAAACATGGAATTTTATCCCGAGTCCGGCGCCTATGCTGATCCCAATGAGCTAGTGCAGGCCAAAGTAGATGCTGTTGACAAAACTGGACGCAATGTGCATTGGGTCAATCAAGCCAATGCCACCACACGAGGATTTATGATTGCCACATTCACCGGCGAAGATGGCAACGAATACTATCTGGGCAAGTGGGTCAAAGCAATCAGTCCTAACAAAGCCCAAAATAACTTTGCACACAACGAAATCCCAGGCGGATTCAAATTCCAAAGCAAGGCAGGCCAAAAAGAAAATTCCGGACTCAAGCCCAGTGAGTGGCTCACACAGTTCCAAAACAACACACCGCAAACTATTTTAGATCAGGCCATTGCCAAGTTTGGAGAGGACAGTGCAGAAGCAAATGCATTAGCAACATTTATCAACTCAGACATTCCTGTGGAAGTTGCTCGCGGAAATATGAACCCTGGTGCATTCCGCGATTATTTTGCTGAAGTGTTGCAACCCATTGCACTTGTGTTGGGGAAAAGAGTATCGGGTAATGCTGCCGAAGCCGCTGAAATCTTCTTTGGTCCAGGTGCAGACTATTCGGACTGCACAATCAGTTTCAACAACAACACCATTGGCGGTTTGTATGATAGCTTGCTGGTTAACCCCCAAGGCAAACAGATTAAGTTATCCAGTAAAGGCAAGGATGGCGCCAATGCGTCAGTGACCAACTTGATTAAATCTGTGCAAGAACTAGAAAAAGTTCCAGCTGGGAGAAAACTAAAGCAAACATTTGCTGAAGAAATTGAGATGTTGACCAACATTGAAAAGCTAGGACACTTTGGTGCTCCTATCGCCATTGCTGAAAAGTATGGTATCATCGACCAAGGCGACGGTGCTCGAGTAATGCAACTAAAGAACCTAGGCCCAACTGATGATGTATCCAGTGTCCTAAGCAAAAAACTGCTGGCGTTATACAACGAACGCAAAGCCAAAGACATGGGACGCATTATTCCTGCTGAACACATGATTGCAGCCATCGCTTACAAAGTTGCCGATTATGTCAATGAGAATACACGCTTTGGCGAAGCAGCGTCATCTATCTTAAACAACGCAGCATTGGTGCAAATGTATACCAACACCACTGATACCGCTGATACAATCACCATTACCAAGCTAGAAGCAGTGTATCCAAGTCAAACTGTCACTGGTGTGCTGCTGGATGCCACCAAAGCCTACATGAGCACACAAGGCAAAGGTAACTTTACATTTAAAATTCTAAAGAATGGTGCTAAACCCACTGATGTCAATGACATTGACGGCGTAGATAGCTTGGAAGCTCCAAGTGTGGATATTAGTAATCCTGACCAGTTAGATGCAGTAACTCAACGCAGAAGCAATATTAAAGCAGCGCCCGAGCCAGAGCGTTTTGGCACAGACAAGAGCCTGGGACGCAAGCGTCAACGATGAGTCAGGTCTGAAATATAATTGCAGATTCTCAATTGAACTGCTTCTTCTGCACTAAGGTAAACATCTTGCGGGGGAAGCAGTTTTGTTTTTATAGTCGCTTCGTCTAGTCCAGTTGCCAGCTTGTAATGTGCTAGCATGCGTTCGTGAACTAGGTTAAATTCTTTAGTGACTGCCCAGAGTTCGTGGTGCTTGCCTTCGCTACCCCAACTGTATTGGTGGCTTAGTATACTGGTGTTAGGAGTTAGTATACGTGGTTTGCCAGCTAAGAATATCATTAGCCCTGCACTGGCAATCTGCCCTAGTCCCACAGTTTTTACAGGAATTGTGCTACTACGGATGACATCTATCAGTGCAAAAGCAGCTTCTAGCTCGCCGCCGGAACTGCAAATCATTAGCAACAGTTCTTTTTTCTTCTTTTTAACTACGTGGTTTTCTGCTAGTATCCACTCAATTATGGGCTGAATTGACTCTTCGTCAACTTCGCCCATGAAGACATATATTCCGCTGTCTTGTAGTTGTTCTGAATGAGATCTTGTTTCTGGCAGTTCTTTGTCTAGTGGCATGATAGGTAACTGGTTATCCAATTACTTATCACGCTTTACAAAGGACGACATTGCGAATTTGTTACAATTTTGGTTCTAATTTCGTCCAAGCGGGCCATCATTGCTGTGTTTTGTCCCAAGTAAAAAACAAAATTAATACCATACTGTGCTTTGGTGTTTAATGCAACATGATGACTGCCTACAATAATCATAGGATTGGGTTCCTTTGTTTGTTCTTGCAACAACAACAAAGGCTGACAAATCCGTGATAATGTCTGTCCAGATGCATCTTGCACTTCTGCACTCACGGTAAGATTACGTGCTTGTTCAATGACCATGTGTAGTTTTACTGGATCTTCAAACCCTGCACCTTGCAGTACATAGTTAATGTTAGGGCAATTGCTCCAACACAAAGGATCCGGTTTAAGTCCTGTGCTGATTGCGGCCTCAGACAGCGCATTAACATATCGCGGATCCCATTCAATGTATGCAACCACAGAGGCAATGGTATTTCGATTAACATCCATACCGATCTTGACAGATTTCATCTTAATTGCAAAACCATGCCGGGGCATGTCTCGAACTACTGCCTGTACTATATTATCACCTCGGCGGCGTTCTTCAAGAATACTATCTGTTCTTGTTGCCAATGCATCGCCATTGAAACGTTGATCCTGTGCGCTCTTGGCCAGCAACCTTTGAGCCATTGCACTTTCTACAATCCAAACATCCACAGTCAGTTTAACCGATCCAGGAGCATCAAATCGATCAACAATTTTGTATTCGTCAATCAGTCCAGAACTGTAAGTAATGATTTCGTCGCGGGTTAGATTGCTATTGCGCAACTCGCTTTCGCTTAGGACCACGGTACCTGCAACTTGTTCACTGGCCAGTCGAAATGCTTGTTTCTTGGCCTGCTCAAAGTCGCGGGCTTGTGATTCAACACGAATGTAATAGACCTTTTTCTGATCTTTGAGATAGGATTTAACCGCAATAACCACGCCTAGTGGACTGGGGCGAAGCAAAGTTACTGCATCCACTGCTAGGGCATTGAAACACAATGCCGCTAGCAAACCTACCACAAGCCGTTTCATTATTGGCTACGCCATTGGTTACGGAAGAACTGGCTAGCACGTTCCGAATCTTTGTCCCAGCGAATAGTAACTTGCACAGTCTGACGGTCCACAATCTTTTCATCTACTGCACGAACGCCTCGCATGATACCTGCGGCGTTAACACGCACAGTTTCTGTCAGTGTTTGCACAGTGTCGTTGGTATTCTCTCGAATCGCCCAGTTGGTTTCTTTTGTGGCCTCATCGTCGGTCATGTTGACTTCTTCATTGGCCGAGATGCGTTGCTTGATGCGATCATTGGCCTTTTCGATGTTCTTGGCAATCACAGTTTTAACCTGTGAGCTAGACACATCTTCTTGAATAAAGTGACGAAGTTTTGCCTTGGCTCGCATTTCTGCTACACGGAAAGCATTTTCGCGGTTGTTTTCGGAGTTACCGTAGCTGGGTGCATAGGCTGTGACCTCAATTGCTTTGATGTCAGTCTTGCTACACATAGCATCTGTCATGCCAAACATGCTGGTGCCAAATGCACATTCATATTCCAACTTGATGCCTTTGCGGGTAAAGTTGCTGGACAGTTTCTGTGAATGAATCGGGGTCATTGACCCTGGGTTGTCGGCTTTGTTCAAGCTAACTGAACTACATGCACTCAGTGTCAGTGCAATGGCTGTAACTAAAAGAACACGTTTCATATGGCCTCCTTAGCCTGAAAAGTTTGTTTATGTGTATATTATAGCAAATTGGGAATAATCGGTCAATCGATTAGTCTTGGTTGCGATTGCGGTGTTTTGGTTTACGATTGTAAACTGTTTTTGGTTGTTCCACACGGCCGCGGAACGGCAAGTCTCGATCGAATAGAGCACGATGTCGACGTTCCTTGACTGGCGGCAGTGTAAAATGTATCGGTTTCATAAGTGTAATTATAACAAAACGGCAATTATTGGTCAACCGTTTTGCGTGGACCGTAAAACTGGAGTTCTGTACCAAACACAGAGACAGCAATACCACGCATCTTGGGATTGGTAGCTTTACGGAATCCAAACATCTTGGGGGACTCGGCCACATCCAAGTCCCACTTGAACAAACTTAGCAACACAATAAGCAAGGTAAATGCCATACTAGCAGGCCAAGCTAGAGCAATCACAAACAGTGTGCGAGTATCAACATCACGAGCACGAACAGCGAATGCGCCAACTGTGAAGATAAAGCCCAGCATGTAGATTGTAGTGTAGTCCAATGTCAGCTCCTTTTGTTTCTGTATGTGTATATTATAGCAAATCGGGCATTTTTGGTCAAACAAAACCCGCCACCTGGGCGGGTTATTAAAGTACTACTTGAGTATTACTTTTTGAAGCTGAACTTTTCAGCCAATTCAGCGTATGCTTTGTTGAAGTCAAACTTGGTGGCTTCTTGTGCTTGCTTCAGTGCTTCGCTCGACAACGAAGTAAAAGTGTCCATACCAACTTTAGCTGCCTTCTTAGTGTAATCGGCTTGTGCGTCGATGAACTTGATTAATGGTGTTTTAACTGCTTCGTTTGTTACGAATGTGTTAACGAAGGTCTTTTTTGCAGTTTGAACTGCGTCGATGGTTGCGTCTGCTGTAAACATAATGTTCTCCTATAAAGCGAGTTTACTATGAGACCCGGCCTATCCAGCGTCTCATACTGTATTATATATGATAATTATGCTGCAATGCAACAATTTTTCCTAGTGAGCTGTCACTAATTAATAGTAACCAAATTTTTGATAACAACGAGCTCGCAGCTCCCCATACGCTAAACAAAAATTCCAAATCGAGTTTAAGATTTTTTTCATAGTGACCATCCTTTTTGATTTTGATTATATTGTCTCATTAACATTTCTACGTCTGCGGTGTTTTGCGGATTCTTGCTGGTAATGTATTCTTCTAACTCTGCCCCATAAGTGGTTGTCTTTTGGAAATCTTCAGCTAGTTTTTTGATCCAGCCTACAATTGGTTGTGTAAACATGATATGTTCCTTTCTCAGTATTTACCATGAGAAACCTGCCCTGACCTCATTTTATACGGCATTAAAGTCAACTTACTAAATATTCAGGAGGAAACATTATGTTGACATTTTTTAAAAAATTTTTTACAAGCAAGGCACAGGAGCCTGTTGTAGAAGCACCGTACAAGGTAGAAACACCTGCGGCAAAAGTTGAAGCAATAAATGCTCAACCAGTTGTTGCCAGCAGTAAAGCTGGTGACAACTTGCCACCTGCTGCGTCTACTAAACCAAAGGCGCCTGCCAAGAAACGCACGTTTGTAAAACGCGAAGAAGGCGATGTCAAGGCCAAGGTTGCTAAAATCAAGGCACCAGCAAAGCCAAAGGCACCACGTAAGCCAAAAGCTGAAAAATAAAAAGCCCCGAAAGGGGCTTTTTTATTGCAACCACATTCTAACCAGTGCTACACTATCTATGCTCACTAACAGTATGTAATTTGCCAGCATACCAAGACTTTGTCTAGTCCATGCTGCCCAAGCAAAGATCACGCATTGTGTAATAAACAACGGATACAAGATCAAGAATGGCGGGGTAGGCACAGTCAACATCATTGTAAAACTACAACCAATGCTGAGAAACCATGCCAACACTTCCAGTACACATCGGGTGGGATTAGATTTAAAATCCTCTCGGATCCAATCAAACACGTTGGCTAATAAATCGTTCATATAGTTGCTCGCTTGCAATGTTTTTACCTTTGGCTTCGACTTGAATATCAAAATCTGAGGCAAAGCTCAAAGCCCAATCGTTTACAGCTTCATTCCAGCAGAAATCGCTGTGTGCTCGGAGTTGCTGTTTTTTATGACCTCCAGCAATAAGTTGAGCAAGGTCTGGTCGAGTGCATCGATCATGCCCAACCAAAATATCTTCGCGGCTAGTAGAAAAGTGAATAGTAGGACGCACACCACGCCAAGACTCACGAACCCGCAAAACACGAGGGTCTTCAGGTGTGATGTATTCCCCTGTTTTGACCCAGTGATGGTGAATATCCAACACAATAGCACAATGCTCAGCCACAGATAAAACAGAATCGAGTCCATTGCTCACCTCATCATTTTCGATAGTTATTAAATTACGAGCTTCAGGAGAAAGTCGTTTGAAGGTCTGCAAAAACTTTTCAGAACCTCCCTTACCCGATAAGTGGACATTGATCTTGAAACCCTCATCGTGCCAACTTTGGCCATAACCCATCCATCGCGCCATATCGGCATGATATTCAAATTCAAGAATCGATCGTTGAACGATCTCATCCGATTCGCTGGCCAGCACACAAAATTGTCCTGGATGAAAGGACAGTCGGACACCAAGACGCCGAGCAGCATCACCCACCGGTTTAAAAATTCGTTCGCAGTGATCTTGAATCTCATTTTGTTGCCACCAGTCAATCCACGAGGGTTCGGTGTAGCCTTGTAACATTTCGCTGCCTAGGCGTACCATACGGCGTTCAGGCGGCAATGTGCCCACACGTTCTACCATGAGTAGAGCTGCACGAGCATTGTGATTCATAATATCCCACTGACGTTGCACTGCTTCGTCTGCATGTTCGCGAAGCCAGCGCATGGTAGTGGAACGCCCGTTTAGATCACGGCTTTCTGATGTGGGTTTACGGCCCGCAGTTTCACTGGGGCCATCAATCCATTTGCAACAGAAACCGATACGTGGTGTAATAGGTGTAGTCATGCTGTAATTATACAAGATTATGAAAATTGTGTCAATACATTATCTAGCTTGTCAAACAGCAAATTTGGTAAATTTTCGAGATCTTTGTCGATTTTGGGTGTATGATCCAAAATAACCCATTGTACATCAGGGTTATTCAAAATAATGTGTTTGGCATAATTCTTATAATTATGCCAATGATGCTTGGCTAATTTATCATGCTCTAGATCTCTTGGTTGTAGATCAAACCCAAACAGTAATACAATATCACTGTTGGCTGCGGCTAAGTGCATAGCAACAATATCGTCTGGGTGATCAACTGATTGGTGGAAATCCCCTTGATACAAATGTACTCCCATGGGTCGATCTAAATCTTTGTATGCTGCGGCAGGCAAATATAAATTGCATCGAGCATGGAATTCTCTGCTGACAAGACTTCTTGCTTGTGTTACATCATGGCATATAACATTGTCAGTGGCCCAGGCTCGCCAGGTTTGCCACCCGCCCCAAATCGGGCCTATGTTTTTGAGTTTGTCGAGATCTACTGCGGGATCTAATACCGCAGTATCTGCCAGGGCCCAGGTTATTTTCATGCTACTGCTTTGATAACTTTCCAACGAAACCCACCTAAACACTGCCAGGCAAACACAGGATTTTCCACAGTAGGGTCTGCATTAAATACCACATCTCCTTTGGTTCCTGCGTAATTAGGAACTTCGGTACCGTGACTGATTTTGTGTAACCCGATTTGCACTCGTTTAATTGCAGTTAAGCCAGTTTCGTCAATTTCTATTGCTGGAGTTTTGTTAATACCCACTACTAGCCCTTGCTTTCTAGTGGTGCCGATGTAGCCAGTTTGATTTTTAAATTTGCCAGCACTAATAGTCACTTCTTCGTCCCAAAGACTCAGTGCCATGTCGGGCTCTTGTGTATTGATACCTACCCGCCGGCGACTGACATTTACTGTATCATTGAGACTAACATCGCCATCAACTGTTAACGTTTGCAGTGTGCCAACTGATCTTAATCCACTATCTACTACACCATTGGATAATTTTCCATCTTTAACTAGATAATCACCCCCGACTTTGATGTTACTAAAGTCAATACCTGCATTGGAAATATATTCTGCGACTTGTTGCGCTAGAGAATCTTTCCATTGATCATTGAGTTTGTTAAATGTTTTTTCAGTAATAGCATCCGACAGTGCAGCCCATGACTGATTGTCTGTATTAATCGATCCTTTGACCACAAGATCTTTAACCACAACTGAATTCACTGCGGTTATGTCAGTGGCTGTAAAGTTGTTCTCTACCACAACATGTTGATCCATTATAGTAAGTTCCACTGACTCACTTTGACACTGTATGCCTTGAAATATGTCTGCTTTAAGATCAGAGATCTGGCTAGCAACACTTTCCTTTATGATTGGTCTAACATCAACTGTTGCCATTCTTTCCAATACTTGACGTACAGTATGTTGTGCAATGACTTTTTCGATTTTCTCCAACCAAGCAGCGTCAATCGACAACTCAGCAATAGCCGACTCGATTAGTTCTTGTGTTTTGTCATTGATACTTTGCTTAACTTGATCATGGTCAACAAATTGACCAATGCCTGGTAGTTGACCATTGGAAAACAAATCACGTACCGAAGTTTTTACTGCTGCTACAAGTTCTGGCAAAGCTTCGCTGTTGGCAAATTTAGCCACAATGCGATCTTGGATGAACTTGATAGAAGAATCTTCTACTGACTTGAGCCATGCTTCGTTCATACTTTGCTGTATTTTATCAGCAACTTCGATTTTTATTTGTTGTTCAACTAACTGTTGCAATGCTGTGTTATCAAGCATGTTCTCTCCATAAATCCAATGTGACACAGTGAAAGCCGCCGCCCAGTGTTCTACTGTGACGCAACTCTAAAGGAATAACTGTGAATCCGTGTTTCTCCAAAGTAGTGGCAAGCCTGTGTTGGTTACGGTCACATATAACTGTCGTGGGGTCCACCACGAGCATATTAAGGGCGATCCATTTACTAGCATACGGGTACTGGTAAAAATCTTGAGGTTCAACTTCGTCCACGTAAATCTTCTCCCAATCGGCGAAAACTTTTGGGCAATTTTCCTCATTAACTCTAGTTCCATTTAATAATACTAATCCTTCTCTCAGTGGCACAACCGTTGAGTCGATATGCACACCTGCATAGAAATTGCATAATTCAATTTCTACACCCGGGAATTGTTTGCATAGCCATTCGTATGCTGCACGATTGCCACTTGCGCTTTCTAGCATTAGCATCTTGTTGCCTAAACGTAATACATTGGCAGCGTCAAGTACCATGCCTTCGTTGCGTGGCATAAAGTGATAATGTGTCGCTGAATCCACAATGTCATAATAACATTGCAATTCCATGTCTCTGCAAGGATACATCATTGCAGGATTTACAATAGCGGAACCATAGACCAACAAGCGATCGCGAGGGCAATAATTATACATACCATCGTGGACTTGGAAGTTCAAATCATCGGGGCGAACAACTTCAGCCCCTAACTTTGTTAAAGTTTGAGACAGGATCTCTAAATCTTCATTGGCTTCGTCGATGATCCATTGCGGCACTGGGCCTTTGGGTGCAGAAGTTTCAGTCCACAAACTGTTTTCTGCTTCTTTTCGATAGACTGGATCATGTACTGGCCAATTTGCGTGATCTGCTCGACCTACTACTACCTTTTTAAGTGGGTCCCACTCATTGTAACTTGATATCATACCCACCCTGTAATTTGTAATGTATATCGATCTTCTAACCCGATATTAGCTGCCATGTGCGGCTCATCAAATGTCCATTCGACCACATCACCTGCTGTCCAGTTAACATACGGTTTCCCAGCTACTTCCAGATAATGTCCCGGTTTCCAATCTTCTAACAACAACAATGCACGGCGTATGGTATGCTCTTGTCCCTGTAAATTAAACAACTCTATGTAGCGTTTATAAAGATCACTGTGGACAGGCATTACTGTCCCTGTGGGCATGCGATAGAAGGCAAGGCCAATATCTTTCCATCCCCATTGCTCGTATATCTGAATAAACTTGTTAGCCCACAGAGGCAACCGATGTCGCATGTCAGCAAGGTCGCCGCAGATTTTACTTTGGTAACCTTGCGAGATCCATCGAGCCACGCTGTCTGGATCGTTAAAAGGTTCTTGGATGTAGTCGATAGTTTTAAATTCGTCGTCCCAGAACCGTTCCAAGTGATATTTAAAGGGGGCGGGTGTTGCCATAGTGTACTACTTCAACTGTATTAGTTGATTTTAACTTACGCCATGGATCTACAATCATTGAACCTTCTGGAATTTCACAGTAAGGTTTAGTCTTGTCTTGATCGCCTGTGTATTCGTAAGTAATTTGACGATCATGTGCCCACAAAATAACACTAGGCTTCTCAATTGATTCAACTACTTTATCCTTGTTGTCGGCTAGCGGGTCAATGTATACCACTGACTTGCCTTCTTGCTCAACATAATAGCCAACCAACGTAGAGTAAGAGCCAATGCAATATTCAACATCTGGTTTATATGCCTTGCCGTGAATAGCAATAGGCATGTTATCGTTCATTACTGATAAGTCGACCAGGAACATAGCTAAGTTTTTAGCTTGAATTTCTCGAGCATGCATCACAGTATCAAACAAATCGTACCCGATGTTGTATTCTTTTGCTAACCAACGTAGAGCAATGTTGTCACGTGGATGGCAAGCACCTGCATCGCCCATACCGGCAGTCATATACTTGGGTCCCATGATACGCATTGTACTGCGGGCTAGAGCATTGGTAACAACGTCGACGTCAATGTTGCCGATACGCATAGCAAAGTCCTGGATCATGTTAACTAAACCAACTTTAGCAGAGATGAATGTGTTGTAGAAGATTTTAATAGCTTCGCATTCGTCCCAGGTGCCAATCTCATAACGAGGATTATTTTGCATAACTGTGTCATACAATTGACGAAGCTCGCCTGCTAACGCATTTGGATTACCATCTTCGGTACCGATCATGATCATCTCAGGATTAACCATATCCCACTTAACTGATCCCATGGCAATCAAATAAGGATTATACAAGAACTGATGTTTTGTATCCAGCAACGGGAAGAAGTGTTTGCGTGTAGTGCCTGGCAGTACTGTTGAAATTAGAACTACCTTTTTGCTATCTTTTGCGTATTTGTTAATATTGTTAATTGCATCAATCACAGCATCGCGGCCGAAATCGCGCGGCTCCATGTGAGAACTTGGCACTGACCCATCGTAGCCTTCGGCATGTGGAGTAGGTACAGCAATAAAAATCCACTCACTTTCGTTAACAAGTTCTTCAATATCACAAACCTTAACCAAGTCGCTTGTGCGTGGGTAGATATCGTAGCCGCGCACTTCGTGTTTCTCGGCCATTACTTCGGCGCAATCAAGTCCGAGTTTACCAATTCCAATAAAACCAATTTTTGACATTTATGAGTATTCCTTTAGATCGTCGTTATTACTATCTCGATAGTTTATCTCGAGATGATATTATAATTTATCGCTGGTTGCCACATAGATCAAAAATTTAGAAGTCAAGTTATTACTCGTCATTGCGGTCAATGATCCACCACCCATCTTCGAGTTCTTTATCCTTGTTTTTGCTTATGCGAGTTGCTAAGTTAGAGTAAAATGTTTCAAGTTCGTGATTCCAAAATCCTGTTAAATGTTCTAGGGCTTGTTCACAATAGTTCCAATCTCCTTTGCGATACTCGATTAACAAGTTACGATGTAGTTCTTTCATGCTTTCTACCTTAGGCATGTCAATAATAGGAATCTGGTCCACGGCACAAAATGCAGTAATTAGCTGCCCTTGGTAGTTAAATGTGTCTAGTTCGAGAATGGTATAGTTTTCTTCCATTCGCTCTGCTTGTTCTCTTCCGAAAATAATGTTCATTGAAATAATCCTTTTAAATATGTATCATGGAATTTAGTTTTGATTTAATTTCCGACTTACATGTCGAAACCTGGGATAAGTTTGATTGGAGCGGCATGGCTACTAGTCCTTATTGTGTTGTTGCTGGCGATGTAAGCCAGGACAGAAAGCGTCTAGCAGAAACGCTGAAACACCTTGGTAACTGTTACCAAGGTGTGTTTTATATCGACGGCAACGATGAACATAGAGATTACTTAGATGACCTAGGGCAAAGTTATCGTGATCTTAGACGGTATGTTGACAAGTTTAAAAATGTAGTGTTCATGCAAGATAACGTGGTTGTTGTAAATGGCGTGGCATTTTTAGCATGCAATGGTTGGTATAGTTTTACCATGGATCCTAACATCGATTTTGATCAAACAGTTGCATGGTTTTCCCAACGCTACGGTGTAGATTCTTCTGTTGCTAGTACCATTGCTAACTTGGCTATTACCGATGCTGCGTATCTTAGAAACAGTGTTCAAAAATTGCAAAAACATAGAGATGTCAAGACCATTGTTATGGTAACGCACACTGTTCCTTCACCTTGGCTAGTTAATCACGATTTAGAGTTAGAAAATCACTACAGATTCAACACCACAGGCAACGAAAATTTGCAAATTGCACTAGGCGACGACACCGAAAACAAAATTAAAACTTGGTGCTTTGGCCACTATCATCGATCTGTGGATAGAACCTACAACGGAATTCGTTATGTTAACAACTGCCGAGGCAGAGGAGATACTCCGTGGAGCCAGTCTGTGTATTATCCTAAACGGATTGTAGTAGAGGTTTAACCTAGATCAGGCTCGATTTTAATTTGCAGAGGGTAGTTCTGCACTCGAGCACTTTGCAATACTTCAGTTCCTTTTTGTTCAGCAATTTCGTATGGCAGTACTGCTACAGTGGCTTGACCGTTATTGTGGATATCTTCGGTAATTTTAAGTGCCGTTGAGGTGCTGTAATCAAAAAATTCAATTAAACTTTCGATAACAAATTCCATAGTAGTCTGGTTGTCATTCAAATAAACAACCCTGAACAGTCCAGGTTCTTTAATCGACTCGTTAATTTTAATTTTTGTTGCTGCATCAGCCTGTGACATAACCATTCCTTTTTTTCAAAACAATAATAAGTAGCGGGAGTTTCCTCCCGCTGTATTTACACTATATTATATCACTTAGTGTAAGTGATTGCAATGCTCTTTGGCTTCTTTTCTTCGGGAACAATACGTTCTAATCGGATTGACAAGATACCATTGATCATTTCTGCATTGGTAACTTCTACGTATTCAGCCAAGGTAAATGTGCGCTCAAAATCTCGCATGCTGATACCGTGAACCAAATACTCGCCTTCGCTGTCGCGTGTTGTTCCTCCTTGAATAGTAAGAACATTCTTTTCCAAACGGATATCAATTTCACCTTCAGCAAATCCGGCCACAGCCAAGTCAATTACAAAATGATCTTCATCAATTTTGCGAACGTTGTGTGGGGGATAATTAGTTTGTTGCTGTGATGTTACACGCATGAGTTCGTCAAGCATGTTATCAAAGCCGATACCAAACTTGTGAAGTTGTGGAATATCAAAAGAACGAAGAGTGAGAGTTTTGTTTTGTGTCATTTTATTCTCCTTATAGCAAGATATGACTAGTGTACGGACCCGACCATCGGCATCCGTACACATATTTATGACCTCAGGTGGTCATTACATGCCCATTCCCATGTGGGGCATGCCGGGAGCAGCGTCACCTTTCGACGGAATCTCTGCAATAGAGCAATCTGTAGTAAGGATCAAGCCTGCAACTGATGCAGCATTTACCAATGCTGTTTTTGTTACTTTTGTTGGGTCAATAACGCCAGCAGCAACCAAGTCGCCGTAGGTGCCATTGCCAGCGTTGTAACCGTAGTTACCTGTGGCAGATAAGATTTGTTGGATCACAACATCTGCTGAATCTCCTGCATTTGATGCAATGCAACGAGCAGGTTCTGCTAGAGCGCGAAGCAAAATGTTCCATCCTGCTTGTTGATCGTCGTTGGTAGGACGGTTATTAGAGCCTTCAAGTGCTTGCTTTGCACGAACCAAAGCAACACCACCACCGGCTACAATACCTTCTTCCACTGCGGCACGAGTAGCATGTAGAGCATCGTCAATGCGATCTTTCTTCTCTTTCATTTCCACTTCTGTGGCAGCACCAACACGGATAACTGCGACGCCGCCAGCTAACTTGGCAAGACGTTCTTGAAGTTTTTCACGATCGTAGTCAGAAGTTGCTTGTTCAGCTTGTGCGCGAATTGCGTTAACACGAGCGTCAATCTTGGTTTTTTCGCCTGCGCCGTTGATGATGATTGTGTTTTCTTTGTCGATTTCAACACGAGCTGCCATACCAAGATGTTCCACAGTGGCTTTTTCAAGGCTCAAACCAACTTCGTCGGCAATAACCGTAGCACCTGTTAGGATAGCAATATCTTCCAACATGGCTTTCTTGCGATCACCAAAGCCCGGAGCTTTGACAGCACAAGTGCGAAGAATACCACGCATGTTGTTGACAACCAGGGTTGCCAATGCTTCGCCTTCGACATCTTCCGCAATGATCAACAGTGGCTTGCCTGCTTTGGCAGAACCTTCCAACACTGGCAACAAATCACGAATGCTGTTGACTTTCTTGTCTACCAACAACACAAATGGGTTTTCAAGTTCTGTAACTTGCTTGTCTTGATTGGTAACAAAGAATGGGCTTAGGTAGCCGCGGTCGAATTGCATACCTTCGACTACGTCAAGTTCATCTTGTAGGCCTTTGCCATCTTCTACTGTGATTACGCCTTCTTTGCCCACACGTTCCATTGCTTGAGCAATAATTGCGCCAATTGTGGCATCGTTGTTGGCCGATACTGTACCAACTTGTTCGATTTCTTTAGAAGTGTTGCATGGCTTGGAGATTTTGTCCAGTTCTGCAACTGCGGCGGTGACTGCTTGATCAATGCCACGCTTCAAGTCCATTGGGTTGTGACCAGCTGTGACATACTTCATGCCTTCTTTGACAATAGCTTGTGCCAAAACAGTAGCAGTGGTTGTACCATCACCTGCTTTGTCAGCAGTTTTAGAAGCAACTTCTTTCACCATCTGAGCACCCATGTTTTGGAGTTTGTCTTCCAACTGGATTTCTTTAGCAACTGTAACACCGTCTTTGGTAACATGTGGTGCACCAAAACTGCGCTCAATCACAACATTGCGACCTTTTGGGCCCAATGTGACTTTTACTGCGTTGGCAAGGATGTCAACGCCTTCTACTAACTTTTTGCGACCTTCGTCGCCGAATACTACTTGTTTTGCGGCCATAATTATTCCTCCACGATTGCCATAATATCATCCTCAACGAGGATCAAAAACTCTTCGCCATTGATTTTGACGTTTTGTCCAGCATGCTTGCTGAACAATACAACTTCGGACTCTTTGACTTCGGGGGCAATGACATTGCCCGTCTCGGTTAGACGTCCCGAACCAACAGCAACGACTCGTCCTTTGTTGGGTTTTTCTGTAGCAGCATCTGGAATTACAATGCCGCCTGCACTGACAGTATCAGCTTCTAACACTTTAACTACAATGCGGCCACGATGTGGGCGAATTTTCATAAGTTCTCCTTTTAAACGAAAATAGCGAAACATCCTACACGGATGTAAGATAACTTTATGAGGGTGGATTAATGATTGAGCCGGTGCTCGTGTTGTTTGATCATTGTTCTCTCCTAAAAAGCAAAAGAATTGTGTAGCCCGCGATTGGCACTACAATTTTTATTTATTATAACACATCTTCAAAGGAAGATTTATTATTTAGGTCAGATACAATGCGCCATTTGCCCAAAGCGTAGTAGCGTCGATCCTGATTCCAAGTCATAGCAAACAAGGAATAATGAGCGTCATCGTCGAAACACACTCGATGACTATACTTGATTGTTTTTTCCGAGTAAAGGATACCATACTTTGTGCTCCACTCCACTAGAGCTTTACGGATAATTATCAAAGAGTGGGCTGCTGCTTGTCCGGCTGAGCCATTAGGCAAACTAAATTCGATGTACATCAGACATCCAAGGATACAATGTATGAGCAATTAACTCATGTCCAAGTTGATTAGGGTGCCCGCCGTTTGGCCAGATGTATTTGCAGTTCTTGTTGAATGCAGGACTTGGTGTAACAGTGGAATCATTTGTAAACATTTCAAATGCTGTTATATTGTAAAATTTGGTTTGATTTATTTCGGGCCACAAATCAAATGATTCCCAACCCCAAAGATAGTAATCCCGAATGTTGTAATGATTGCATATAGCTTGCAATGTGATCAATGATGTATTACATCTAAAATTAGCTAATTCATTGGTATGGTATAACTTATACCAATGCTCGTGCAAGGGATCATTGGGATTTAAAAATATCTCTTCAGGTTTCAAATATGGCAACGGATGGGTCATGAGAAAACCGGTGCCTTTAGAAAAATGCTGACTCCAAATAACATCCCTGTCTTTTGAAGTAAGAAAAAATAATGCTTTTGTAGGCTGTGTTAAATCAACTTGATTAATTGCTTGTCGAAGTTGCAACACAAGATGCGGTATAGAGCTTGCATCGACACTTTGATTGTATAAGTTTGCAGAGAGTTTTTTGGCTAAAATATCCCCAAATGTAAGTTCATAATCATGGAGTTCAGCTCCGTTGCTCCACGAATCTCCGCAAACTATTAAATTCATCAGTAGAGTTTTTTAGGTAACTGTTGGCTGGCTACTTTTTTGTTCCAACGGTTTGCAGCCGCTGACTTTTTGCGTTTTCTTGCTGTTGTTGGCTTTTCGTAAAATTCACGATCACGCAGGTCATTGAGCAACCCTGATTCCATGATCTTCTTTTTAAACTTACGCAACGCACGTTCTACGTTGTCGTCCTTGACTAGCACTGATCTTCCTCGTAACTTCATAGGTCTCCTAAAAACTATGTAGTTTATTTATTAGGATTGTCGAGTTTGGAAACGATGTTGGATCTGCTCAACTTCTGCTTCGGTCAGTAAGTCTGGATCGTATTCCCCGGAGTCAATCTTGTTGATCAAGTGGTCAATATACGCTGTATCATAGCTGTATTGATCGCTTAACTCTTTGTCGATTTCCATCCAAGTTTTGCCGTTGTATTTGTATAGTGCGCTGGGCAATCGATCTACACGCAAGAACATGTCACCTTTTTTGGGATTTTCAGGCCACTGTGACCCAAAGCCACGCATTTCGCCATGCGGAGGTTCGTTGTCAGCTTCTAGCCCTATTGCATGAGCAGCATCGTCCCACGGCAAGCGATCAATTTTACCGCTGTCATACAAGGAGCGTTGATGCTTGATAGTATCGTCTGGGTTTTCGGCTTTCCAGGCACGTATAGCTGCTTTTTCAGCGTCATCTTCTTCAGGCGGAGTTACATAGTCTCCTGGACGCTCAACAACGTCGATTCCAAATGCAAGGATACCATTGTCTTCCACTTCTTTTCTAGTGTCATCAAACTTGTCGGCTTCTTCATTAATTGGTACATTATCTGCAGGATTACTATTTGCAACGACTAGAGGTTCTTCTTTTTTTGCAACAATAGGTGTAGTATCTCTAAAATGCAAGAACGGCTTGAACAAATATGGATGACTTTCAAAGATACTCTTCTCGGGCTCTTTGATCTTGGCTTCCTGCAAGTCAATGTCTTTCAACAACTCTTGGCTGGCATCAGTCATAAACTGATCCAAGTCTTTGCGCTCTTGTTTTTCTTCCCGGGCCCAACGTAGAGTTTGTTGTGCTGCCAGGATCAATACAAGTGCCAATGGGTCGAATACGGCAACAATGAGTATGATGACCAATCGGACCGCACGTTCAAGAATGTTCGCATCAGGGTTATCGCCGTAAATGAGAGCGGCAATGTATTTGATAGGTCCCACCTCTGACTCCACTTTACGGAACTCAGCAGCGTATGGAGCTCTCTCCTCGGATAGTTGGGATACCTTCTTTTGCTCCACTTCAATTTCTGCCAATAGTCGTGCTCGTTCTTTAGATTGACTTCTACGAATTGCAACCGCTTTGTCAGCACCCTTTTCATCATCGCTTCGAGCCATAACCTGGTCAACGGCCTCATCCATTTGTTTAAGGGCTTTTCTGTTGGCGTCGATATTACCTTTGGCTGTGGAAATTTTTTCGTCATAGATTGCTACCTTCGATTGACTATCCCCAGTTACTAAACTTTGATCACTGTGTGCTTTTGATAAGAAGCCAAAGATTCCCATGCTGGTTAACACCATTAAGAAAGCAACTGCTGGTACAAGATACAACTTGTAGGTCCACGATGCACGTTCCCAATTGAGCTTTAACCAAACTGCTGCGGTTACTTTACCTACGCCAAGACTTGCACCCATGATCACAATGGGCCAAAAGGCTGCACTAAAAATGGCAGTAAGTCCTACAATACTGTAGAACTCTGCAACTGCACTAATGACTAACGCAACAAATAGGGTAAAGTATCCAAACAGCATAGCCTAATATTTATTGTAAAGTTCGTGGCTCATCGCCCAGCGCACGGTCAAGAAGGGCAATTTCTTCCTCGGAAAGGTTATCCCAATCAATGGGCCGGCTTGCTGCTGCAAGTTCTTCAGGACTCATGTTGGAGATCATTTCTGTGATCTCTGCCATCATTGCATCCAGTTCTTCTTGTGTGCCCTCAAAGGAATCAAACGCACCAGGTGCAAATTCAATTTGGATTGGTTTCTTTTCTTCAGTCATATTACCTCTGTAGTTGTGCCCAAGCGAGCCATTGTTTAAAAGCATTGTAAACTATTTCAGCTTCTTTGTCATCCTGATCGATCTTCTTTCCGCGAACATAGAAGCCCTCTTTGGTGACTTTGAGCATTTCATCGCCGCCATCGACGGCATGCATGGTAATGCCTGCATCCGGATTGGGCTTGTGGAACTCGTAGTCAACATCACTCTTACAGTATTTGTTGTATTCGTCGTATCCGCGGGAGTTGTCCCATGTAGAGTTTGCCATTACACAATCTTCCCAATACCCAAGTAGATCAGTTCGTCTAACTCACGTTGGTAGTCTTGTCCGAGCCTGCGCTTTTCGTAGATAGCTGTCAGCAATTCTGTGCCCGATCGCGATGCAACTTCCATGCCCTTACCCCGACGTTGTAATTCTTCAACTAGATCGTCAGTATCAAAGTCCTCTAAGTCTACATCTACTTCAACTTCTGTGTATACTGTTGCCATGTTATGCCTTTGGGTCTTCTGTTAGTCCGCGCCATTTAACAACCTTATTGTCGTTCCATTTTTTGCCGTCCCAAACTGCTGCGGTTACGTTTGATGCAAATGGCCACTTTTCTTCAACTTCGGTATGCAACACCTGATATGCGCCCTCACGCACAGGATTGACAGCAACAGGATACCAATCAGTTACCACAGGCTTTTCTTCAATTGGTGTCCAATCAAACGAATCTTCTTTGGGAAAGTCCACCGGATTGCTAGTATTAGACACATGTGGGACGCCGCCAACTGAGATGTTTTCTTCTGGTTCGCCTTGAAACACTTCACCAGTATCTTCATTGGTGAGTTCCAGTGGGCCATGGAAGTGATACTCAGTGTCGTCGTTTGACCAACCCAGTGCTTCAACACCTTCGTAACTGTTTTCTTCCCAGGCCTTTTCAAACTTCTCAAACTCTTCGTCTGATACGTGTGAGTTATACCGGTCAATGTCTAACCAACAACCGTCAGTCATGTCGCACATTTCCCATGACTCGTCGTTGTCAATGCAGCCAAGTTCGTAGCCATCTTCGTTTTTGAGTTCTTCGTCTGTCAAAGGACGAGTATCAGACTCTACTGTAAAGTTTGCCCAGCGAAAGCCTTGCTCAACCGTGATAACCATGTTGTCTTTATGGAAGAACATTACTTCCACAGCGGACTTTTTGTATTGTGGTGATAGGTTCCAGGTAGCCATTTTAGTCGTCCTTGTTCATTACGCCAAACAGTTGGAGTAAGTTGATAAACAGATTGATAAAATCCAGGTACAGAGTCAGCGCACCGCAAACTTCATCTGCTGGAGTAGCATCACCCGATGTAACCATTTCGCGGACGGTCTGGGTGTCATAGGCAGTAAGTGCCAAGAATACAACAATAGCAATCGCAGAGATCACCATTTGCATTACAGTGCTGCCAATAAAGATATTGATGATGCTAGCAATACAAATTGCAATCAATGCCACGAACGCATACTTGCCAACCGAGTCAAGATTTTGTTTTGTAAAGTATCCATAAAAACTCATGGTACCAAACAACACCGCTGCGCCCATGAACGCTGTAAAGATACTGCCCAAGGTGTAAACCACAAAGATCATTGAGAAACTCAACCCCATCAGTGCCGCAAATCCATGCAAGGCTGCTACTGCCACTGGAGTCGGAGGGTCGTTGTATAAGATAGGAGTGATCACAAACACTGCTGCCAGTGGTGCAAAGATCACAACCCACTTCATGAAGCCTGTGAAGAAAAACTGCATCAGTTCGTGATTTGTGCCAACAAAGGCACTGACCATCATTGATACCATCACTGCACACATCATGTGGAAATACACTCGCCCCATGGCCTGGTTAACCGCTGTGGCATCGCGGTATTCATTTACTGTTGTTGCATACATTACTCATTCTCCTTGGTTAATTTGCATACCAACAGGAATTGTTCGTATGCATGTTTTACACTTTCGTGTTTCATTAGTTTATCAGCTTCGGCTTCTAGAGCCTTTATGCCCGCTTCAGCAATGTCGTGTGTGCTTTTAAACTGAATGTAACTTCCACGTTCGCCCATTACTTCTTTAAACTTTTCCCATGCTTCGTGCTGTTCGTTAGTTAAACAAGTATTCTCATGTCCAGCACGATGCATCTCCGAAGCTTTGTGAATTGCCTCATGCATGGGATCACGTGCGGCACGACTAGCAGCAATCAAAGCCGCATAGTTAGGATCAATGCTATAGACGCGACTTTGGCCGCCCGGGTAGCACATTACAACATGATTACCTTTAGGGAACGAGTCCATTAGTGTTTGATCGTATTCATACACAGGCACATACCTGCGTCCGACTTTTTTGTAGAAAGTTTCTTTCATCCCCTTGACGCCATTCCGATTAGGTTAATCATATTGTAAAGGCCAATGATGCACAATACTACCATCCACCAAATGCTTTTTTCTGCTTCTGGGTCATCACGATTTTGATCCCAGGTTGCATAATGCATACCTGCCACAAAGAATACCACAGCAGTAACGATCATTGCAATTACGATCATAATTTTTCTCCTGGTTCAAACCCACGGAATCGTTTATGACGCGGGAACCTTAGTGAGTATGTTCCGTCTTGGTTTTGCGTAATTGCGTCAGCTTCGATTTCACCAACGACACCAAGTAACTGATTCCGTAGGGCCCAAAACTCATCACGATCGCGATCACTGTAGCCAGTACCAACATTAACACAGATGTTTCGTTCATTATCAACTCCTTCGTAGATTATAGCACCCAAGCGGCCTGCATTGCGACCTGTTCCTTCTTCAAAACCCACAATAGTCAAGTCTACTGTGATAGTAGGTTTCCATTTCATCCAGTAGTCTGCTCGTTTGCACACATACGGAGCATCTACTGCTTTGATCATAATGCCTTCGAAACCTTGTGCAACACAATCCTGGGCATAGCGATTCATGATATCATGCCCTTCGGCAGTGTCCAAATCTACTTCGAGACCCGAGACAATCTTCAAACAAGAGGTTTCATCGACCAGGGAACTGCGAACACGATCCAAAATATCAAAACGCTTGTATTGTTGTGCGTTCCAGTAACCACGTTGGAAGTCGTCTAGTGGGATAATGTCAAAAATGTTATACACCATACCATCTGTTTCAACGTCTGATTTACGCTGTGCTTGCTTCATGAGCTTTTGGAAACTTTCGCCGGTGACTTCGCCATCCAGCACAAAGCGGCCACCTGACGCCAAGTTGCGCTGGAATGCACTGCGATGCTTCATGATTTCCAAAGCAATCTGTGGAAAGTTAGCAAACTCTTTGCCGTTTCGGCTGAACAAACTGATGTTCATACCTTGCACAACTGCCAACACACGCACACCATCCAGCTTGGGTTCAAGACGCATGGTGCCCTTGAGTTTCTTGGGCTGGTCTGTTGAGTCTTGTGCCAATTGGCAACTGAACACAGGAATCATCCATTCAGAGTTTTTAAGAACTTTGTTTAGCGTCTTTTCAGAGATACCGCAACGCAGATCCTTGATCAGCACACGACGGCACACTTGATTCCATTCTGCATCATCAAACAATTCTGCACATTCAGCAATGGCTTCACGAGCTGAATTGCCTGTGACTGAACGAGTGCGAAGAGACTCTAACAGTGCCCAGAACCGGGGCCAAATGTTGGGACGATCTACTTGACCGTAGACTTCTTCCACTTGCTTGATATGGAATGTGTAGTAGGGATTGTAGGCTTGATAGCAGTTAAACAAGAAAGCCTGTGCATCAGCTGATCCAAGTTTTGCGGCCATAAGAGCCTTTTCGATCACTTTCTCTTTGTGAATCCGGCTATCGCTAGATTCAAGATCGCGAATCCAACCTGAGCTCACTACACCGTCAAACCTTTCGTCTTCGTAATTGATCATGTATTTACTGCCTTACCAGCTGGAATTATAAAACACTTTTAAACCCAAGAACAACTCTGCACGAGCGTTCTTGATAAAATTCAAATCGCTTTCGCGATAGTATTCGTCGGCGTCGTTGCCAAAGAAGAAACCCGAAGTGGCAGGCAATTGACCATGTGTCACTGCACGTTCCAACTCATCCAAGTCATCGTATGTTAATTCAAGTTCGACACCGTTGAAGGTTGGATCATGACTGGCATCGTCTTCAAAGCCAGGTTGTCCTTTGCGATGCCAGAGTTGCTCCATCCATCCATGCAGGTTAGGATGCTTGCGCCAGTAAGCGATCTCACGTGGCTTGGTTACCGTGGGATTAACACTTTCCTTGAGTTCCGGGTCCCATTCAGCACCTTCGTAGAATTCACTTTGTTGACCTGCCCTGGCAGCAACATAAGCGTACATGTCGAGGCCCATTATTTCACTCCTTGTTGATGACGGTATTCACGTTTGAGCCAGTACTTGTACTTGGCAAAATATTCTTGTGCAGAGTACGGAAGCCCTTGGCAGTAAGATTCTAGTTCAGCACAGTGCTCATACCACATTTCTTGACACCATTGACGGAACTTCATACTTTATATCCTGCAAAACCTTCAATCACGACATCGTTGGTGTTTACATAAGCAAACAATTCATCGATGGACTCAAATGTATGTTTAGTCCGGTCTTTACATACTACATAAAACATCACATGCTCCAAAACGTTTCGCTGGCAGGGTTACAACACCAAGGAGTGTCGCTAGCAATTTTCACATCCTGCCCAGTCATCAAGCTCTTAACTGTTTTGTATTTTTGTTCCCAAATAATGCGGTATTTGGTAGCAGGGTAAAGCGGACGGAGTTCGCGCACTTCGCGGTCCATAGCCGCAGCATCTTTACGCTCAAAATTGTAAGTACCTACTAGGCGCTCACCAGATATGGTACGACGGTCAACTTTATAAATGCGAAGTGTGTAGTCCAATTTCTGCTCCTTTTTGCTGTCTATGCGTATATTATAGCAAAACGGGAATTAATGGTCAACCGAGTAATTCTGGGTAAATTTCTATTAATTTTACCGGAGATTGGCTATCTAGCCACTTGACATATTCAAGAAATTCTGGATATTTTTCTGGGGTAGGTGTTATTTTACTAATGTAATTAACAACCTGCCTATTTTGTGATAACGTGTCTATTGCTTTCTGCTTAACTGAGTCAGGAAGCACAGCTAAAGAAAGAAAGTCAGGACGAACCAGATTCTGGAAGGAAAGTTTGAGATCATGTTCGGTGCACCATTTAAATAGTTCCGATGTTCCTAAAATAGATAACGATTGTAATACATGATGGATCACAACGTCTATCCCGTTTTGTTTTGCAGATATAATATTCTCTTCGGTTTGTTTCCAGTCACTTCCGGAACGTATGTATTCTTGGATTTTTCCAACCCCTTCGAGACTGACACTAAAACTAATTGACCTATACCCATCCAATGACCGAACTGCATCAACAAGACTCTGACTACCATTGGTGATAAAATGCAATGCAATCTGAGATTTTTTTTCCGAACTCACTGAGCCAAGTATTTTAAACAACTTTTTATCAAGCAGAGGCTCTCCGCCTAGTAACTTGAGATTTTGCAAGGGCTGTTCTAAAATATTTGTTAAATGATTATAATCTCTAGTGTCTTTGTAGATATTAGAAATTTTCTCAAAATAGTCCGGTGTTTTTTCAAGAATTTGTTTTACAAAAAATACTTCTTTGTTGTTTGCCCATTGAGTGGACATCTTGGAACTGTCCATTGGGGAACACATAGCACAACTAAAATTACAAATATTACTTAATTTAACGTCGGCAGTTAACACACTGTATTTTGAATAATTTTTTTGCTTCAAAAATAATGGGATCCACGTGCTGTCTAAATTATTACCTTGATTTCGTGTGGTAGTGTTGTTTAAAATTTGTCTCTCGCTTGTGATCCCGCTAGCTTCTTTCTGCCAACAGTTAGAGCACTCAGGAATTTTAGCGTGACTGTCCAGCGACTTTCTAAGATATTGACTATAGTCACTGGTCATCCATTGATCCAATGTCGAATCATGCATTGAGTATTCTGTTCTTCCTTTAAATTCTGTTTTAGAAATATCGATTTGACAACAAGGGATATATTTGCCATTGCGATTTATTCTAACTGCAAACCAAGGGGCGGAACAAAAAGTTGGTGAAATCATGGGTTATTTATTATCGCCGTAGCGTTATACTGTCACTAATGCTACCAGGCCAACGTATGTCATAGCATGCAGGAATTGATCCAATCCCAACAGCCACCAAAACTGTTCGTGTGTATTTGGCCCCCAGCCCATACGGGCGTTGAGATTCATCTTTGCCCAGTCAATGTGATAGTGAATAAACGCATCAATGAATCCCAGGATCAAACAAGACATCGGAGCCCACCACCAGAAGCAAAGCATGGTAGCGTTGCCATGCAAGGCAGCGTGAAGCAGGCCGCCGGGATGGCCGTATGTGCCTTTGTTGCTCCACTGATATTTGTTTTGTAAAGGAAAGTCTACAATGAAGTGTTTGGTGAATAACAGAGCAATGAGTATTAGTGTATCGTTCATTCTGCCTCCTTTAGCCTTTCCCAAGTGGCCATGCGTTCAGCATCGTAGATTTCATATAGTGCAGCCAGCCAGTTGTAGATGTAAAAGGCAGGAACACTTAACAACACGCCTCGCATGATAAGGAACACAGTTTCTTTATCATCTGCTAACCATAAAGTTAAAATACCACACACCAAGAACCACATAAGCCCACCAAAAATCGTGACAAGAATGGATATTGGTTTTTCTCTGAGAATCAATCTGCGGTATTCGTTGATCCATTCCCACCGCCCATCACCAATTAGTGTGCGCTTGATTCTCAACAGTAGCCATTTAGCAAAGTTCATTTTTTCAACAGGTCCCATACTTTTTTAGGATCAACAATGTCGATCAGTTGTTTAACTTCTTTAACACGAACTTCGTATTCAACAATTTCAAAGTCTTGTAGTCGAGCACGATAATACTCACTGCTACTGTTCATGTGGTTGGTAATTGTAGCACGAAGTTTGCCCAGCGTGTCATAGACTTTGCCCGATTGATTCCAGGTTCCGTCTGCTTTGCGGAACTGCGTGGGGTCACTCTTCTTGCGGATTTTGTAGTAAGTTAGATTTGTCATTTTTTCACCCATTTACCCTTGTGATATTTTGCATCGTGTAACTCTCCATACCCAAACTCTAACTGAATCCATGGACGATCGATTTCGTCACTCCAGTCTCTATCGCCTGTGTAGTAAGCACGTTCGGCAACCTGTGTAAGAGTTTCTTCAATGAGTAATTTGGCAAACTTTTCAATGTCTGCTAAGTTTGCAACTGCGGCATGACCATCGTATCCGTCATATTCATATAGAATACTGATACCAGCTTGGCGAGCAAGTTGTTTTAATCGTTCGTTCATTCTTGAAACTTTCGTTCGTGATAATAGTTACATGCGGCACAATAGCGGCTTTGGCGAACATAGATGCTCCCTGGATGTCGCCGAGGGTCTCCCCACTTCAACCACTTGTGCCATCCTAGCCAACAGCGAATAGGTCGTGTTGCCAGTGGAGGCTCGTCCTTGAGTGCTCTAAATGTGTTTTCTTTTTCAGGAGTCATCATAGTCATAGTATACTACAAATTGAATTATTAGTCAATTCGATTTATTGTGTCCATCATCAGTGATAGTTTAGGTGCGAACTTTAATTTTAACATTAGTTCTTGTTCTTCGGTAGTAGTTTCCGCAGTTAGCTTGGTTGTGCCTTTTACATAATACGTTTGATTACCAACAGCAAACGGGATGCTGTCCGAATCGTAGTGTGCGGTGATTCCTTGTTCTTGTAACCAATACGCATCAGCAACATCTCCAGATGAGATAAGCCATGTTTTAACTCTGCATAGATTCATTATGTTAGCGTGGCCATTTTAAGTTAAAGTAAGTTGCATCTTGGTCGCGAACGAAAGTAATGTGCCAATTGTCCCAACCAGTGACAATTATCCAACGAACACCACCATCCACATCAAACTCATGCGGAATATGTTGCTTGAGCCAGTCGCTCAAATGTTCTATACTGTGGTAGTTTGCCGGAACTGGGACTGGCGTCATTGGATCAACTTGTTAAAAATATCCAACTTGTCCAGACACTTCAAGCAAAGTGAGTTATAGCCCGGACCACCTGTAGATGATATAGCACCACCACAACTTGAGCAAAGAATGAATGCCTGTGTGACGACATATCCACGTCGTGGTGCATAGATGGGTTCCAGCCGGTAGCCAATAGGCTCACGATCTTCTGGAGGTTCTGGCACTTCCACAAACAGCGTGGTATTCTCAGGGGGCCGGCCAGGACTTAACCAACGCACTTCGCCATTCTCAATCCATCCTACTGCTTTCATACTGTGTCCTTAAAACGGGATATCGTCATCCCAGCTTGCTGGTAATTCTACTTTTTTACGTTCAGGTGCAACATAATCGGGATTGTCCCAGTTATAAAACACTTCGCGCCACTCACCTACATAATGTCGGAGGCGGTCTTGATTGTCTGTGAGAATTTCAACTTTGTCCAGTGAACTGTAGTCACCACTTGGTGCTCCTAAAACAGTTACATAACCATTTGTGTATACACCTCGCCATGCTCCGTTTAAAACCCAGAAGTCAAATTCTGTAGGACTACGTTCCTGCTCAACTGACACAAGCAATGAAGGTTTGTTATCGTTACCTAACATCAAATACATATTACACCTTTGAGAGTTTATCCCACACTGTACCATGCCAGGGTTTGAAACTGACGCGAGTTCCATCGAGATGCAGTTCCCACTTGATCTCCCACCATTCCTGGTCTGTATCTTTGTAAACAACTCGAACCCGGTTGCCATAAAGAGAGCGACAAAAGTCTACTACTGCTTCAGCATCGTTGGTGATAGTTATTGACCCTGAGAGATGAGACTTGTCTTCCAAGAACACAATGTTATCTTTTGAATCTCTGTCAACTTGAGTGACCATTGCTTTCATGCTGTGTACCAATCTATGCTGTCGCGTTTTTCAATGCTTTCGTTACCGTCATACTCGTATACAATAAACTGTGTGCCTACAGGAATCCACTCAATGTGCAGATCTTCTAAGCCGCCTGTGTAGAAATCTGGATACTTGAGTATCGCATAAGCCTGTGCCTCTTCCCAACGTTCGTGCTCTACCAAATCAACAAGACCTGGATCAAACAAAATCTGTTGGCGAATCTCAGGGCTGGCCCAAGTTGACCAGCCAGCACCATAGCCTGGCGAGTAAAGAACAGCAACTAACCCATCGCGAACAACTTTATTCATTCTTTAACACCATGCCAGTCTAAACTTACCGACGATAATTTCATAGATCTTCATACCATCCATGGTTGTGGTTCCAATTCTGAACAAGTGATTCACTTGCTCGCCTTTGTGGCTTTTTGTGTACCATAAACCAGTCTTGCTGTATTCTAACTTGGTCATACATTAAATCCTACATTACGAAGAGCTGTCACTGCCTGACTATATCTTGCATGATCAACATGCAGATATTCATTGCTGATTTTGTGATGAGTTTCACAATTTGCCACGCGATCATACATGTCCTTGGCTTCCTTCAAGCCTAGCCCACGTTTATCCCATTCGCGAATTGCTTTGATGCAAGCCACAGCATTAGACTGACCTGAAGGATACAAACCTTTTAAGTGAACTCGGTCGTTGTAGTTGCCAGTGACCATGGCCATAAAGATCTGTCCTTTAACATCACCATCTAGCACACTTGCAATCTGTTCCCACAACTTCAAACCCTCATCGGCACCGTAGGCCTCTGTGATGGCTCGCATAAAATGCATGCCATTTGAAATCACTGCGGTTTTGTGATCTTCTGGAATCATCGTTGCGTCCGTTTTAACAGCCAGAAAGTAACTTCCTGGGCAGGGATAACA